CCAAGACATGGAAAGACAGAACTTCTTATACACTTTGCTGTATATCAAATATGCAAAAACCCTAACACAAGAATTATGTGGGTAGGTGGTAACGAAGACATTGCTAAGAACGCTATGGGTTCTGTTATTGACCAGTTAGAGTTTAACGAATTATTAATAGAAGAGATATGTGGACCAGGCATTAAGTTTAAACCTAAAACTAAATCTGCTAAGTCTTGGTCACAAAGTGGTTTTACTGTTGGTACGAGAACGGTTACTGGTATCAAGAGTCCGACTATGGTAGGCATTGGACGTGGTGGTAAAATCTTATCACGTGACTGCGACATAATTATTGCAGATGACATTGAAGACCACAGCTCTACAATGCAACCTGCATCAAGAGAGAACACCAGAAACTGGTGGACTACAACACTGTCTAGTCGTAAAGAGGAACATACAGCTATGGTTACTATTGGTTCACGACAACACTATGACGATATATATTCACATCTTTTAGATAACGAATCTTGGACAACACAAGTCGAAGAGGCACATGACACAGCTTGTGTTAAAACAGATTGGGAAGAACAAGACCATAAAGATTGTATGTTGTGGGCAAGTAAACGTACATACAAATGGTTAATGGATAGAAAACGTGCAGCAGAAACTACAGGTGGTAGAGCTATATACGAAATGGTATATCTTAATGTTGCAATGCCAGAAGGTTTAACTTTGTTTAGTCGAGAAGAAATAGAATCATGTCGTGACCAGAAGAGGGACATAGGGCAGATACCTAGAGGCACACGCCTTATTGCAGGACTTGACCCTGCCTCAACTGGTTATCAAGCTGCATTTTTATGGGCGTATGGTCCTGCTGACGGCATTATGTATATGGTAGATATGTCAAACAATTTAGGTGGTGGTATTCCAGAAGCTCTCAGTGTAATGAAAGACTGGTGGAAAAAATATAATTGTTCGCATTGGGTTATAGAAGAAAACGGTTTTCAAAAAGCTATACGACAAGATAAATCTATACGTGATTTTGCCTCACAACATGGTATATTTCTAGAAGGACATGAAACGTACTCTAATAAGTTTGACCCTATTTTTGGTGTTACTGCTATGCGACCTGCGTTTCAAGAAGGTATAATTAATTTACCATACATGGGCTTTGAAGCTCAAGAAAAGGTAAACTTATATACAAGTCAGTTAGTGTATTTTAGTTCTGCTAAAAACAAAAGCAAGACAGTAGGTACAAAGACTGATATTGTTATGGCTAGTTGGTTTCCAATGAGAGCAATTAGACGTATGCAAAAAGAACGATTAGCTGAACTAAGTACAGATTACGAACCTAGTTTTGCTAACTACGAAGCAACAGATTTTGACGAAGGAATATGGGATAGAAAACGATGGTAAAGTCTAAAGACGAACTTTATGACAGAATAGATTATTTAAGAAACATAAATCAAAACGGTATGATGGACAGAGCTAGAATACGTGACATCCTCAATGGTGGAGAAGAAGCAGTACGAGCATTACTTGGAGAGAAATCTAGTTTAGATTTTCACGAGTTACCTGCACCGAATATGTTTTTATCAGCACTAGAACGATTTGCACAAAAGCTAGGTAGAAGTCCTGATTTAAAAATAGACGTTATTAATGCTAAAGATTCAGAACGAGCTAAAAAGAAATCAGAAAAACTAGAACGTATTGTAGGTGCATACGATGATATGCAGAAACTACATTTACAACTACCACAGATAGGCAGATGGTTGCCTGGCTATGGTTTTGTTGTATGGGTTATTAATACTAAGTATGACAAAGACAACAATCCATATCCTTGTGCAATGTTACGAGACCCTTTTACTTGTTATCCAGGACCGTTTGGCAATGACCAACAACCAAAAGATTTAGCAATCATTACTAGAGTTCCTTTATCTTCTTTAATAGAACAATACCCAGAACATAAAAATGCAATTATTGGAGACAATAACGAAGATGCTAATGACATGTCTAGTCTTTACTACAACAGTGGAGAAGCTAGTTGGTCAAATCAAAATGGCGATGGCAAAGTTGTTGTTGAGTATATGGATGATGATGGAACATATATATTTTTACCAGAAGGTAGAAAGATTATAGACTTTATTCCTAACCCACTAACCAGTGGTCCTATGTATGTTATAGCAAAAAGATTTGCCTTTGACCAAATGCAAAGTCAGTTTCAACATGTTATAGGTTTAATGGCTAACATGGCAAAAATAAATATTCTTGGAACTATTGCTATGGAAGATGCAGTGTTTACAGAAACAAATATAGTCGGAGAGATAGAATCAGGTAAATATCGTAAAGGTAGATTTGCTGTAAACTATTTAGCTCCAGGCTCACAAGTTTCTAAACCTGTAAACAATCTCCCATATCAATTATTTCAACAAGTAGATAGATTAGAACGACACTTACGACTTGGTTCTGCATATCCAGTATCTGATGATGGACAATCTCCTAACAGTTTTGTAACTGGTAGAGGATTAGAAGAGTTAGGACAATCTGCATCTATGCACGTTAGAGAGTATCAAGTAATACTTAGAGATGCGTTGCAAGAAGTAGATGCTAAACGATTAGAGTTTGACGAAACTATGTATCCTAATAAAAGAAAACCTATTGCAGGTATGCACAATGGAACAGCATATAAAGAAACCTATACTCCTAGTTCAGATATTTCTGAAATGTATAAGACACGTAGAGTGTATGGAGTTATGGCAGGGTTTGATGAACCACAAAAAGTTATTACTGGATTGCAATTAAAACAACAAGGTATTATTGACACACAAACATTGCAAGAAAACTTAGACGGTCTAGATAATATTACAAACATACAAAATAGAATTAACTCTGAAAAAGCAAAGAACGTATTGTTTGAATCATTAATGGCACAAGCAGCACAAGGTAACCCTAAAGCTACTATGGCAGCAGCAGAGATACGAAAGAATCCTGCACAAATGACAAAGATACTAGATAAATTTTATACAGCAGAAGAAGAAACAAGTCCTGAAGAAGAAGCAGTTATTGGTGGACCACAAGGTCCAGTAGGTCCACAAGGACCACAAGATATTGCTTCTGTCTTAGCAGGATTAGCAGGTGGTCAGCCACCACAACCAGGAGGTCCAGTTGGCTAGTCCAGAACAAGAACTTAAAAAACAATTTTATGACATAGTTAATGGAGAAGATTGGGATGACATGGGTTTTCCTGAACGTCCACAAACACAAGTACAAGAAGGAGATGTACCATTAGGAGATATACTTATACCTACTCCTATTCCTGGTGTATGGATACACTTAAACTTAAGTTTCGAAATAGAGGATGACACATGGTAAGAAAAAAAAAGATAGAAGTTCCTACTAGAGCAGAAGGCGACCCAACAGGTCAGACACAAATGTTACAAGAACAAATAGATGCAGTGTCTCCAGGACAAGAAATAGCACAACCTACTCCACAAGTTGCTACACCACAACCTGTACAGGATATCTTTGCTACACCTACACAAAAACCACAAGAAGCAGGTAACGTTACTGGGGATGAGACAATGTTTACTGCACAAAATGACATAGAAATTGTTAAACAAATCTTATTGGAGAAATTTCCCACATTAACAAGTAGGTTCTAATGGCTTCATATTACTTGAAGTGGGGAGAAGAAAGATTAGAAGAAGCTAATCAACTAGCAGCAGAAGAACAAGCTCTTGCCGTACAAAAAGATATGCTTGGCGATGAAGGCATAGATGCACTAGCTAACAAAACAGAAACATTTAAAGCTATGAATCCATTCGAAACAGATGATTTAGCTATTGCTTCTGCAACTATGAACTTAACAACTCAGCAATATCAACAGCTATATATGCAAACTAAACCTATTGAATATACCTATGCAAGTGGAGAAACATCTCCTACTGTAGAATTTTCTAAAAAGTTTTTTAACAGAATAAAAGATGGTGTAAATAACACAAAAGAAATACAGAGACAAACACAGTTAGATTTATTTGGAGAAGCACAACTAAGAAAAAGTACTGTTATTAATGCAGCCTTACTAACACTTAACAGTTTGTTCGAAAGTATCGGTACGCAGTTTGTCAATAATATTGGTATAGAACAGAAAGCATATCAAGCTGAATGGGCAGCAAGTAAAGGTTTAGACATAGACAAAGACTTTGCACGATACGTAGGAGACAAAGATACAGATAAAAATGAAATACCTTTAGGTATAAAAATTAAATCATTTGCTGCAGGTGTAGGTTCGTTTTCTGAAAACTTTGACAGAACACAAAGAAACTTTATAAATTCTCTTATTAATAAAGAAGCAGCGACAGAAGCACCATACATATCAGATAGAGCTAGAAACTTTTTAATGAGTAAAAATTTAGTTGATGATTTAGGTTATCCTATGTTGCAACAAACAGATTTAGAAGCAATAGAAGAAGCATTTCCAGATGTGTTATCTGAACAAATAAAATTAAAAACTGGTGGTATAGAAAGAAAATTAACACTTAACGAAGCTGTAGAAGTGTACACAGAATCATTTAACGAAGTACTTAGTTCTGGTAGCTCTGAAGGTTTAGCAGGATGGTTCGGTCGTGGTAAATATTTAGAAGAAGCAGAACAAACACGAGAAGGTTTTAAAAAAGCTAGTGTTGCATCAAACTTTGGAGACTTAGTTAGGTATACATTAACTGGTTCATTGTCTGGAGAGTACAGTCCTAAAATGGCAGTCCGTACAGAAATACAAGATGAAGCAGATACTAATTTATTTTTATTACAGTCAGCATACGACTTAGGACAAATTACAAAAGATGATTACGAAGTTGCTAAACAAAAAGTTGAAGAACTAGAACAAGAACAACTTAGTGATATGGAGTTTGACCCTAAGCATGGTTTCAATGCTTGGATTGGTTTTACTTCTAATCTATATGCAATGGCAAAAACAGACCCTTTTCTTATGGCATCAAGAGGAGTAGGTGCAGGTGGTAGAGCCGTAGCCAGTGAAGAAGTGTTAACTGGAGTTGGCAAACAATTAGATGAACACTTACAAGCAGGAGGAACTGCTGCAGATTTTTTTGCTAACGGACAAGATGATGCAATCAGAATACTTTCTGATAAAGTTGCTGAGTTAGCACAAGCAGATGCACCATTGTTTACAGAACTAACACTTAGAGGATTTAGTCCTGAAGTAGCTTTTCGCATAGTAGATAATCCTAAAAACAATCCACAAGGATATTTTGATATTATAAAAAATTCTTTAACTAAAGGTTATATATCTGACATACGTGTTAACGGTAAAATGAATACAGCAGCTAAAGACGTACACTTACAACCAAAAGTATTTAGCGATAACTTTCTTGATAACATAGCTGACACCATGACAGGCGATACTATAACTGCTAACTACATTAGAGGTGGTGGTGTTAAAGATAAAGGTAGGATAAGAACAGCTACATCAAGTATTAAAGATATTTTCTTAGGTTCTGATGTTAGGTTGCCTTCAAGACCGTTTGCATATCTAACAGACACTTCACGTTCAGTAGATACGTTTACTAAAACAGGAAGAATGATGAGTATACCTACACCTGTTATAGAAGATTTGTCTAAACAGTTTTATGTAGCAATACAAAACAAACAATATAAATTAGCACAGAGTATTTATTATGACGAATTAATTATGCGAGAAGGTGCTATACAACTTAAAGCAGTGTTTGGTTTGTCAGACGCAGAGTTACAAGATTTTTTCCAAAACAATTTAGACGACGTAAGAGGATTTACTGACCAGGGTAAAACATATAGAGCAGCACAAAATTCTAAATTTTATGAAGAAGGTTTTGTAGACCCTTTAACTAGAGCACAGTATGCTGACCAGATTATTAACGAAGAAGAGTTAGCACAATGGTCACAGAAATCTATAGGGCTAGCAGGACAAGCTATGGACTTGACTATTAACATACCTGATTTACGTGCCACGTTAAGACATACTGGTATTAGAAAAAGACTTAGAAATAAATTAGTAGGTTCTCAACAGGTAGATGAAAGCGTAGCTCTAATTAGAGCAGAAGCAGATAAAGGAACAAAGGGTACTTTCTTTGACCCAGATACTCCATTAGGTCAAATAACTAAAGATGCTTTTTCTGATTTACCAGATGAATCATTCTTGTATAAAAAATTAGTGATGGATGTACCATCTCGTGCAGAAGATATAACTTTTGGTTTAATATCAAGAGTATGGATGCCCCTACAGTTAATAACACGTATTGCATTTCCACTTAAAATAACTACAGACGGTATGTTGCGAGTATCTACAAAAGGTTTAGCTTCTATATTTAGAGACCCTGCAGAATACATGAAGATGATATTTAATGACCCTGACGGTCTTATGATACGTTACTTGGAGACTAAAGGTATTGATGTAACTCCTCTTACAAGTTTGCGTGGACCTTTTAGAGTTACTAAACCAATTGAAGGTGGTAAGTTGTCAGAAAAATTGCCACTTAAATATAGAAAATCATTAGGTGCTTTGACAGAAGGTAATTCAGAATTTGGTGTACCAGAAGTTAGAGACCTGTATGAAAGAGACCCTAAGTTTACTTCTGTCTTTAGAAAAGATAATGGTAAATACGTTGACGTACAAAAAACAGTAAAAAAGAATGTAGCACAAACAGATGGAAGTACATTAGCTTTTAAATTAAATGATGACTATATAGAAACGTATATTGATTATTTAGTTACTCAAATGGCACATGACCCATTTATGCCTATAGTTGCAGGTGCTATGAGACAGGGATTGTCTGATGCTGATATTGTAAAAGCAATACAAAATAATAAATATTTAATGGATGAGATAGCTTCTTTAAATAGGAAAATTATGTCAAGACAAAACGTTGATGGTAGAGCATCAAACATAGTTGTAATTAGAAACGATAAAGATTTTTTAGACTTTGTTAAACATCATCGTATGACTATTAATAACTTTACAGGAGCATCTGATGATTTAATTAATGTTATAGCTCAAGGTAAAGTTGGAAAAGTTGACATACGTGATTTTGAAGTATTAAGAACTATGAACTCACAAAGTGTTAAGAATACATTGACACCACTCATAAATAGAAATGCAGAAAACTTACCAACTACTGTACCTGGCATAGAAAAAGTAAGTCCTAAAGGAATGATAAGTAAATTTAAAGCATTTACTGACGCATTGTTTTTTACAGTAGGTCAGTCAGAAGCAGCACTTGTTCGTATACCTACATTCAAACAAGCGTACTTACATTACATAGATGCCAACATGGTGTTTGCACAAAGAAACGCATTAGCAGATATGTTAAAAAATCATTATGACCCTAACGTACCAGTTAACCTATCAGATGATTTAGTTAAAAAAGCTAAGAGATTATTAGATGACAAACGTTTAGACCAAGATGAAATAGATAATGTAATGACTAAAGTAGTTAAGCAGTCTGTAACTCAAAAAGATGACGGTCTAACATTAGTTGCTTATCATGCAGATGGTATTCACACACCAAGAATATTAGGTGCAACAACTAAACATCAGTTAGAACTAAATGTAAATTTACAGAACGCAGAAAGAACAGCATACACTACAGACAAAAACATTGCCAACATAAGACTAGGCGATGAAAATACTAAGATTGGTTCGTACTACTCCAATGTAAACAAACAAGAAGTAGTTGTTAACGGTAAGTTATTAACAGAACAGAAAGCATCTTTGCGTATAGTGTTAAGAGAAACATACGGTGCTAATACTAAAAAAGATATAGATGCTGTATTAAAAGATTTTGAAACATATCTAAAAGAAAACCCAACACCTAGTGTTAAAGAGTTAAGAACACAATTAAAACTAGGCAACATGAAATATGAAGATGTTGTAACACTAGCACAACGTGGTGGGTTGCAATCTTTCTTAGATGAGAAAACAGGTAAGTTTATAATTAACAATCCTAAACAAAGTCCTATTGTACAAGAACTGACAGAAGTAGATTATCACACAATGTTAGATAGAGCTGATGTCAGAGCAGACATAACAAGAAACATGACATACGATGATTTAGATAGAAGAGCAGCAGAAGCAGCATTTGAAATACACAACAGATTGTTATACAACTTACTTGAAAGAGGTTATGTTGCTGAAGCATACAGAGTAGGATTACCATTCTTTGAAGCGTATAGAGAAGTTCTTGGTCGATGGTTTCAATTAGGAACTACAAACACTAGAGCTGCAGCACAAGTTGCATTTGCATATAGAAAAGGCGTAGAAGAAAATATTATCTATACAGATAGTTTTGGAGAAAATTATTTAATTATGCCTGTTGGTGGCACACCTCTAGAATCTTATGTACAAAGTGGTGGAGAAGGATTGTGGACAGATGACATGAGTATTGATGAAAGTGGAATTATACTTAAAAGAAGTTTTCCTACATCAGCATTAGGCGTTGCAGGTGGTGGATTGTTTCCACCATTAGGACCAGTTGTAGCTATACCTGTAGGTTTATTAACAGCAGACAATCCAGAAGCAAGAAGAGTATTAGAGAGAACTATATTTCAATTCGGTTTACCGTTTGAAGGTGGTGCAGGAGATTTAAAAAGTTTTGTTGGAGAAGTGTTACTTGAAGAAACGTTACCTGCTACAGGTAAAAATATACTTAACTCAGTTGCTTCTAAGTTAGGCTTCACAGGTTTAGATGAAGACTTGTATTTATTAGCTACTACACAATCAACACAAATAGCTTCTATATTATTTCCAGAAGATGTACAAGACCCAGAATTTTTATTTGATAAAGCTGCAATTATAAGAGATAACATTTATCAGATAAAAGCGTGGGACAGAAACATTAACCCATTAGTACCAAAGATGAATGTTTTGTATAGAGCAGACTTAGAAGATAGCACGTTTCAAGAATGGTATGGAACAGAAGGCGAAAGCAGTGGATTAGTTTGGAACAGTTTTGTAGAGTTATCTGTTATACATAGTTTTTGGAGAGACATTAAAACAGAGTATGCAACAACTATGGGTGTTAAAGAAGCAGACTTTCAGGCAACTAAAGACCTTGTAAGGTTTTTAGGATTAGATAAGTATTCTTTAGAAGATAGTTTTACTTCTGCTTCAATGCAAGTTAAAGGCAAATCAATTACTGAATCAGGTAAACTACCAAGAACAAAACCAGAGTATGATTTCTATTTAGAAAATCCAGAACTATTCGCTGACATTGGTGGCAATGCTTTATATTTCTTTGAAGGTCTTGGACAAGGAGAAGTTGATTTCTCAGCTTATGGTGCGTTAAAAGGAATGGGTATGGTAACTCCTTTAACTCAAGAAGAGTTTTATTACAGAAGTGCAACCTATGCAGCATCAATAGTAGAACGTGCAGCTAAAGCAGAGAAAAAAAGAAAACATGAAGAAGGAGAGATACAAGGAAGTTTACAAGCTGAAATGGCAAAAGTAGATATTGTCTTAGCAAAAATGTTTCCTTTAGCTTATGGAGACCCTGTAACAAAAGCAGGAGAGTTAGCTAAGCTACCAGGTTATCAAACTACAGAAGGTGGAGACCGTTCTGCAAATGCAGAGTTAATAACTAAAGCTGTTAATGACCCTATGTATGCAGACTTTCCTATAACACCTGTAATAAAAGAGTATACAGATTACAGAGATGATGTATTAGAAGGTGTAAGAATTGGACAAAAAAAAGTTACAAAAGAAGACGCAGCGTTGTGGGTAGCAAATACTAACAGTGCAAAAGCACAAGCAATAAGAGATTTGTTATATCAGAAAGCATCAGAGATTATAGTAAAAGAACCTATGTTTGGTGTAGTCTTTGAAGAAGTGTTCTATAATGAAGTAGTTAAGTATGGAGTTGAAAATTAATGGTAAGTAGCATATATATACCAAGGACTGGAAGCGTATCAGATATTATTGATACAGATAATGTAGTACCAGACGGAGAAGATAAAGATACAACACAATTAATTATTGATTTATTAACTGACCCTGATAGAAATAAACCTTTAGGTACAGGATTTCAGTCTAATTATGATATGCAATTTGATGGACCTGATGGAACACAAATAATTAAACCTGTTGGTGCAGAAGAATATTTAACACAACAAGGATATCGTCATGTATATTTTGCTAGAGATGCAGGAGAAGTGGCAAGAGATTTAAATAAAGATAACATAGCACTTTTAAAAACACAGATGTCTAACGTAGGAATTATGGATGCAAGTAAGACTATTGGTCTTGCTGTAGACGAAGAATTTATTAAAGGTATTAAACAATTAATGGAGTTTAGTATGAATACTGGTGGCAAGATAAGTTGGCTAGGAGCTTTATCTGCTGTACGTTCTGATTACAATGCACGTAAAGCAATGACTACAGGTTCTCCTAAAATAGAAAAAGAAGAAATAGATGAGTTACTTAATGATACTTTAACAAAAGCAAAAGCTAGAAAAGGTGGTGCATTAAGCACGGAAGAAAGAAACTATATATCTAGTAGGGTAACAGGAATAGTTGGTCAATTTAATAGAACAAGTGCAAACCTAGGACAAGGTACACCTGCAGAATTCGGTTATGTTGCTGCACGAGAAGGAAGCACTAGAGTTATAGAAGGAGACTTAACAGTAAGTACTCCAAGCACAATGGCACAAGAAACGTTTACTCCAGGCACAGCAGCACAAGAACCAGACGTAGAGGGATTGCAAGAAGATATTAGTGGAGTAGTCGATGAAGTATTTGAAGGTAGAGAAGACTTAGAAAAACAATCACAAGCTGCAGGACAAATTGGTGCTAGAGCAGCAAACACAATAAACAGTCTTACTTCATTAAGCAGAAGAGCTGTAAATAGGTAATGGAACCTGATTCATATACAACGCAAGAAGTAATTGAAGCATTACAAAGTGTTGGTATCGCAGAAGAAATAGTTGAATATCTTGTTCCTATTGCAGGTTATGAATCAAGAGTAGATGGTGTACCGTTTACTAGAGATGCTTTAGATAAAGAATCTCCATCATGGGGTATCTTCCAGGCTAATTTAAATTCAATGGCTCCAGGCATATACAAGGCTATGAAAGAGTTAGGTGTAGTAGTACCAGGTGTTAGTGCAGAACAAGACAAAGTATTAGTAACCAATACTGCACAACCAGGACAAAAACCTTTATTAAAATTTACTACAAAACAAAAAGAGTTTGTAGCAAATTGGTTTGCACAACAAGCAGACCTAAATGACAATGCACTCGTATTTAAATACATGCTAGAACAAAAGTTAAAAGATAAAAAAACAGACGACTTTAGAATTGCAATGAATGAATTGTATGTTTTAACTATTGATAAGTTTAATGACCCAGAAAATACAGATGCACAACAATTAAAGGCAAAGATAGAAAGTGAAATGTCTATGACACCACCTTCAACAACGACTACAATACCTAGTACGACAACAACAACAGTGGTAGACAACGGAGATGATGTGGTAGAAACAACAGACCCTACAAAAAGAACTCAAAGAGAAATGGAATTTAGGAATAGATATAATCCTAAAAGTAAGTTTGTAGAACAAGTGCGTTCAGGTACATTTGAGAAATCATATAATCAAATGGTAGATTTAGTAGAAGCACAGATAAATGCTCAAAGAGCTATGAATGGAATGGGTCCTGTTAAAAGACAAGTAGCAGAACAGAATGTTTACATGTCAGGTTCAGATAGTTTCCGTGAAGCTATTGACGTTTTAAGAGGCGTATCAGATAACAAGCAAGATAGCAAAGAAGGTAAAAGCCTAGTAGAGAGAGGAAATGAATTCTTTTCTGAGTTACCAGTAGGTCCTATTACTAAAAAAATTAGAGATAAACTAGGTTCAGATAGCAATGACTCCTGAAGAGATACTACGTAAAGTAGGTCTTAACGGTAAAATATTAAAAGAGTATTCATTAGGTAGATTATTAACTAATGGAGATGCTACTCATTCAACAGTTATATTAGGAGATGTAAGCAGATACTTAGAAAAGAAAAAAATACCTATAGATTTAATTGGAGAAATTCAAGAAGCATTAATTTTTGAATTAAAGAGTATGGTTCCTGAGTCTCAGATGTTTAAAAGTATACTTAGAGGCTCAAAACAAATAGGGGAAAGAGTTATAGATTTTCAAAACGCATTTAACAATTTAGTGAAGGCACACCTAAGAATGCCTTTATCTATGGATACAGTTAAAACATTAGAAGAAGGAACAAACAATCTTGAAAGGCTTTTTGACGAATTAAAAGAGATTAGAGAACCTGGTATGTATGGTATAAAAGACTCTGTTAATGAATTTGACGATTTTCAAATAGGCATATTTGATAGTACCTTTGATAGCAATACAAACTTTGAAGATTATGTAAACACTAAAGTTAAAAACGTTACAGAATATGTTGATGATTTTGTTATGCCAAAGGGCGTTGGTGGTGTAGATATACAACCTCCAGGCATGGCGTTTATGGGTAGTGAAATACCTAATGAAAAATTAATTACAGGACCGTTTGATGACATGATTAAATTTACAGCAGCACAAGAATTAAAAGGATTGATAGACCCTGAGTTAGCAGCAAAAGCTGCGAAGATACTAGAGTCAAGTCAAGAGATAGGAGAAGCAATAGTTCTCTCTGCAAAGAAGTTTGCTAAAAATGCTTTAAAAGTATCAGGTAAAACTGTAGGAGCATTGGACCCAGGAGATGTAGTCATAACTAAATCTATACCTAAATTACTTGCAGGGTTAGGAGTTGGTTCTTTATCTGCAGGTGCTTTAACATTGTATGCAATATACGAAGGAGCTTTACTGCTTTCAGACGCAGTTAGTGGCTTGCAAGAAGCTAATAAAAAAGCAGGTATAGGTGCAAACAAAAGTGAAGATTTTACAGGCTATTCTTTTACTGGTGGTCAAACAATAGACGGTAGAGATGTTGCTTATCAACAAGCAGACTTTAGTAGTTATGGTAAAGATTTTTGGCAAGGCTTTACAGAAGACTCTGTATCTGATAAGTATTCACTTAGTTATAAATTAAGTAAAGAAATACATAACAGTTTATTTGGTAGTGTCTATGGTACAATAGCTGAAACACCTAAGACACCTGTTGGTGCAAGTGGTGGAGGAAGAGTAAGAATTTTATAATGGCGAACGCACAAGAACGTAACTTATTAGTACAGCTAATCAATGGACTTATTGATAAGGATACCTATGAAAGTGAAGTAGCAAAACTTAGACCTGTTGAAACAACACCAGAAGAAGTTGCACAAAATCCTTTTAAATATACAGTACCTGGTCAAGGGTATCTTACATTAGAAGCTATTGAACAAGAACAACGAGACAAGTTAGTTACAAGTCTAGAACAAAATGATGGTGTTATAGATGTATCTGATGCTAGAAAAGCACAAGCAGAAGCAAAACAAAAGATAGATTATCTTGTTTCTGATGAGTACCAAGAAGATTTAGAAAACTACAGAATGGACCAACTTAAAGAAGAAACAACAGAAACTGAAGGTATGCCACGTATAGACAAATTTAGAGCTATCAATGCTACCAATAAAACTTTAGAAGACGCAGCAGAAAAAGCTAAAGAAACTATAGAACAAAGAGCTACTGGCACAGTACCTGAAACAACAACAACTGAATCTACAAATGTTGAAGACCCAGTAATTGTAGAAGACCCAGTAATTGTAGAAGACCCAGTAATTGTAGAAACTGTAGTAGTAGAAGATGACACATTATTTGGTAGATTAGGTGGACAGATATGGAATGTTGGTGGACAAAAATATGTAGCATTTGATATACCACAAACAGGTTTGTCTATGGCATATACTGCAACAGACGAACAGATAAATAACTTTTTTACTGTAGATAAACCACAAGAACAAACAATAGATTTAAACTCTGAGAAATGGAATAGTACATTTCAATCAGGAAACATTGTAGAAGTAGATATTAATAACATGGAAGCTACAGGAGTACAAGATGCACCAGGTGGTTTCTTTGAGCAGATAGCTTCTAACTTTGACAAAGTAAAAGAAGTAAGACCATGGATGGAAGATGATGAGATGTATTCACTATGGCTAGAAAGTATTGTTGAGAATAGAGAGATAGCAGATTTTGAATGGGAAGGTACAGAGTGGTGGCAGACACACACTCAAGAAGAAAGAAGTTGGTTACTGCTTTCACAAGATAAAGATTTATCTAAGTTACCTGCAGATGCTGAAGCATTACTAAAGAACAATCGTATAAAAGCAAGAGAAACTCTTAGACAGAATGGCGTTAGTAATCCTGACCAAGTTACATTTAATGGAGAAACATTAACACAATGGTTTGGTAATAAACTAACTACAGGTACCTGGACAGAACTAACATGGTTAAATCAAGCTAAAGCATTAGGAGACCCGTTATCAGGAATACAAAGAGAAGATGCTTTGACATCTTGGTTAGAAGGTTCTGAAGCACAACCTACAGAAACACAAGCAGGATATGCAACAGCACAGGCATTAACAGAAGAATGGCTAGGACCTTTGTATGGTACCTTCGAACAAGCAGATATCGATAAATACGCAGGCATAATTCGTAACGCTGAAAGTCCAGAAGTAGGTGCTCAACAAGTTAGAGACAGTTTAAAGAACATCAGGAAAGTATTATTTAGTACTGATGTTTATGATGAGAACTTAACCTATGAAGAAATAGCACAGCCTTGGAGAAACTTTTCTTTTCAATTACTTGGAGAAAGAGTAGATGAGAAAAGTACAGATTGGATAGAAGTATTAAACGCTAATGACCAGGCGAAAGCAACACAAGTACTTACAACACATGGACTTAACAATGGTAACAAAACTATAATGGATAAAGTTACAGATGACGTAGGTTCTTTTTTAGGAACAGGACCACAAACTAGAGGCATAGTAAGAGGACAAGGAACATAATGGCAACACTATCATCATCAGCTAGAGCATTAATTATCTCTGAAGCTAAAGCAAAATTTGGTCCAAACTTTTCAGACGCACTGTTGTCAATATACATTGACGCATATATAGATAGTGGTAATGATGGTACAGAAGCAGGTAATGTTATGAGACAAAGCACTGCGTATGCAGATGCCTTTCCTGGTAACTTAAATCCTGACGGTATAAGTGTTAAGTTTTCTGAAAGTGAATACTTGCAAATAGTAGATTCTTATAAAAGAAAAGTAGAAAGTCTTGGCGTTAATGCTGAACTTATTATTACTAATGACAGAATAGAAACATTAATAGAGAATGTAGTTTCTCCTCAAGAGTTTGGGGAAAGAGTACAGTCTATATATCAGAATGTTCTAACTGCTTTGCCAGAAGTAAAAGAATATTATCAATTAAATTTTGGACAAGAATTGACAGACGCAGAGATTATAGCTAGTGCTATTGACCCTAACATAAGTCAACAACTAGCATCTGGTGCAATAGATGCAGCTTCAGTTGTATCGCAGAATATTGTCAGAGGACAGATAGGTGGTCTTGCTGCAGCAGAAGGTGTCAGTTTATCTTTGACTCAAGCTGAATCATTAAGACAGCAAGGACTAACTGCACAAACAGCTAGACAATCTTTTAGACAAGCAGGAGAAATACAATCTTTAGCAGAACAACAAGGTAGAACTTCAGATGTTGTAGATATAGTTGGTGGATTAAGTGGAGACCCTGACGAACAAAAAAGAATACAAAGAATATTAGGACAACAAGCAGGTCTATCATCAGCACAAGCAGGTGCCGTAAGAAGTCAAACAGGACAGTACACAGGTTTAGAAGAAATATAAATCTAAACTATACATTTATATAATTCTGTTATAATTATCCTTGACCCTGTACTAAGGTCTGGGGGTTAAACTTGACCTAGATATACGAATACGGTCTTGATGCCTACTAACAAGACCTGCCAAATAAAAAAAGTAGTGTAAAAAAAACAGAGGCAACCTAATAACCTCTCGCAAAAAAAACATTAGAGAAACGGACAAGTAAATATGACAGAAGAACAAGAGTTAAACTCTGAAGCTAATGGAGATAAGAATTGGAAAGCGATTCGAGAGGAAAATAAATCTCTCAAAGATGAGCTAGAAGGTTTTAAGGCACAAGCCAAAGTTTCTGTATTTAAAGATGCAGGACTAGATACTACAACTGGTATCGGTAAGGCTATAAGCCAGGTGTATAGTGGAGACATAAATGTCGAAGCAATACAATCTTTTGCAGCAGAAGAATACGGAGTTGATTTAAACACTAATGTTGGGCAACAAGACGGTATTCGTGAACAAGTTCAAGAGAGCCAAAACAAGTTAAACAATATTAATAAAAACTCTGTAGTCGACAGCTTCAGTAATGACGACCTAATGGAAGCCATTGCTAAAACAGAAGCGACTGGCAGCGTAAGAGACTCTATGCGTCTAAAACTTGCAGCCCAAGAAGAAGCAAAAAAGAACGACTAATAGTAGCTTTTACTTCTTCTTAATAATAAAAGTAATAGATAATTTATACAGGAGAAGATTAATATGGGAGCAATATCCCTAACAAACAGTAGCATTTATGCTCAAAACATTAACAACTTCACTGGCGAATTGTTTAAAGTTGGTGGTCAAAGAACACCTTTTCTATCAGCCGTTGGTGGTTTAAACGGAGGAACTGCAATACAGTCAACCTTCTTTCAAATCCAAGCAGCTGATAATGCGACAGTATCTTCAGAACCTACTAAAGGTCAAGAAGGTGCAGCTCCAACAGAATACCTAGGTCGTGATAGAGTAGCTTATACTTTCACAACACAAGTATTCCATAAGGGTGTACAAATGACTTACACAGCTTTGGCAAGTTACATGAACCAAAACCCATTTGACTTATCTGCAAACATTGCGAACTCTTCAGACGGAGACGGAACAACAACAGCAGGAGACAAACTTGGACTTTTTGGTGGTAATCCAGTGACTGACGAATTCGCTAATCAATTAGAATTAGCGTTAGAAAAAGTAGCAAGAGAAGTAGAATGGTTCGCATTTAACGGAACATTCGCTGATGGTGCAAACACTACTCCAGGTGCAGGAACACGTGAAATGCGTGGTCTTAAACAATGGATTGGTTTAAATGCAAATGCTAACAATACAGTAGCTCCAACATACGTTGGTGGTAACATTCATTATTGCGATGCTGACGGAGATGCAACTTCAACAGCTCGTGACCTTACATGGGATGCTATCGCTGATGGTATGAAACGTCTTTATGACGCTCATGCCCCAATGAAGCAACCTGTATTGGTAGTTACACCAAAGCAATTACTAGCTCTTAACAAAGAATTAGCTAAAGGAACCATAGGGTTGGCTGCAGCTATTCTTCCAAGAGATAGAAACATTGCAGGTGTCGACATTGATACCGTTGTTACACCATTCGGTTCTATTGGTATGATGGTCATTGACCCTAATATCATGCCTTCAGGAACAGCTTACATCTTAGACATGGCTTTCATTAAGCCAGTGTTCACAAACATCCCTGGTAAGGGAACAGTGTTTGTAAGAGACATTGACCAAGATGCTAACGCAAGAGTTGGTAAAGCAATTTACATGGAGATGGGATTCGATTTCGGACCTCCTTCATATCACTTACTATTTGAACAAACAAATAGCTAAAGTTAAGATTGGAACTTTGGGAGTAGCTCCACCTGCTCCCATTGTTCTGCTATAGTTAGATAAATATATAAGGAAAAGATTTAATGGCAAATAAATTAGTAGGTGTAACTTACTCTGGTAGTCAAACACAAAGTCCTGGAATACCAACGGATGGAATGTTACTAGCAGGATTCATACCTAATTCAGCTTTCAATGGAACATCCGTTACCTTTCAATGGTCGCCAGACCAAGACGGTGGTGGCACATTTATAGATATAAAAGAAACAGATGGTACAGCAGTAACTTACACAGTAGCTGCTGACAAACTAACAAGAGTTGACCCATCGGGTTGGGCTTTTGCATCAGCAGGTTCTATTAGGTTTGTATCAGGTTCAACAGAAGACACATCTTCAGCAATTACAGTATTACTTAGAGACGCTTAGGAGCAATTATGGGTATGCTCATAATGCTCAAAGAGGGTAAGAATCAATTTAAAATTGATATAGACTCTAAAGGTACCGATGAAATAGAATCATCTATATCTCTTATAGAAGATGAGGCAGAGAAGAGTGGCGAGTTCACAATGGCTACCTTCGGTATATCTGCTTATGCTAAAGAGATTGAGAGAGGTGCTTAATGAGTGCAAATATAGGAGCGTTAGTAGATAGAGTATTTAGAGAATACTTAGAACCTGCTGATGAACTTAATTCATATACAGCAGTAGCTTCAACATTATCATCAAGTGCAACAACGTTATCATTTGACGCATCACTTCTTACACAAGAAGAAGAAGATGTTATGGATGCAGGAACAATACTAGAGTGCGAACAAGAACTTATGTATTGTACTGGTCTTGATACAGTTAATAACTTTGTTACAGTTGTTAGAGGAGTACGTGGAACTACAGCAGCAGAACATACTACAGGTAAGATTGTAAAGATTGCTCCTGCGTTTACACGACTAGCTGTATTTAATGCAATCATTGACCAGATTAATAATTTATTTCCTACGCTATTCGCAGTAGAAACAAAAACAATGACAGCTTCTACAGGTTATACCTTAGTTGCTGATTACTCTAGTCCTGGCGATGCTAATTATTTAGTATCTATACTCAGTGCTATTTCACAATTCACAGATTTTTCAGCAGGTAGCGATACTACAGGAGTTAACTTTGCACCTGTAACTTGTTCACTTGTAGAGTTACCTAATCCATTTGTATACAATGATGCTGATGGAGTAGAGAGAACAGTAACGTATACAACAGGACCTAGCGTTGTACATGCAGTACAATTCTCAGGTATATCACAAGGTCATACAGCATACGTAACTTTTAAAAAGAAGTTTATAGAACCAACAGCAGAGTCAACAACTCTAGCAACAGTTGGTTTAGAGAATGAATACGAGCCAATTATTATGGCAGGTGTAGCAGCACAGATGATGTCTGGTAGAGATATACCTTCAGCTACGTCACAATATATTACAGAACAAATGTCAATATCTGGATACCCTATTGGTTCTAGTAACAGTATTAGAAACTCTTTACTGCAATATCAACAGTTATTATTGAATCAAGCAAGGAAATATCTCAGAGCTAAATATCCTGAATCAGTATCTGTAGATGGTCTGGTTTATGGAATACAGGCATAATGCCAAGAATAGCAACACGAGGAGACGTCTCTAATCCAAAAAGAAAAGGATACGATTTTCGTATTGATGACTTTTTATTTAGAGCAGCAGTAGGTCCTAACAGACAGATGACTATAGAGTCATCAGATGTTAAAGGACAGGAGATAGATGTTAGACAAAATGCAGAAGACTTTACAAGAAACTTAGGTCGTATATATTCACGTAATGATTTTTCTGGTGGTAGTAATTTAGATGTAGCACATAGAAGAAATGGTGGACCAAATGACATCAATAGATTTTGGGATAGTAAAGGTGTAGAAGTCTTTGGTAAAGATAGAGGAACTTCCTATGATTTACAATTACTACACACTACACAGATAACAGCTAGTACAGCTTTTTCATCTACAGATGATGACAATGCTTTAGCTATAGTTGGTACAACTGTTTACATTTCAGATGATAACGTGTTACAAAAATCTACAGATGGTGGAGATACATTTTCTACTGTCACAACAGGTTTGACTGCAGGTTATCACATAAAAGGATTAGCTGCACATGGAGATTTATTATACATAACTGCGAACAATGGTTCTGCAGGAGAAATAGAAAAACTTACAAGTGGTGGAACATCTTCACAAGAAATGTCTGCAGCTATATACGATAAGATATTTTCAGTTAAAGGAAAGTTTTTAGTAACTATTGGTAATGCAATACATCAATACGATGGTGCTTCAACTGTAAGTTCGGCAATAATTACTTTACCTTCAGGACAAACATTTACTGATGTAGCAGATGTTGGTGCCGTAGTATTAGCTACAGCAACTGACGGAAGAATATATGCAATAAAAGATGTAACAGGAACACTAACTGCTAATGGACAAACTGAGTTATCTAGTAATGAGATACCTACTTGTGTTGCAGAAGTTCAAGGAGAAATTTTTTACGGAACAAAAGAAGTACAGACTTCAGCATCTAAAGTAGTAGGAAGATTATATAGAGCATCACTTACTGTAGCTAACGACTTATATGTATTAGCTAATCAACAATTAATTAAAGAATGGAACATAGCTTCTGTAACTGCACAACCTATGTTTTTGTTTACAACCAGGGATTCTGTCTATACAGGTATTAAAGAATCATCAAGCGAATCGTATTTGTGGAGATACTATTTACCTACTGCAGGTATAGCTAGAGACCTTGAGTTTGAGGCAGGAGGATTAATAAAAGGTATTAATAAAGTAAATGAAAAATTAATAGCAATAGTTACTGGTAGTGGCTTTTACAAAGAGACTTCAAACTTTTTGACAGAAGGTTATTTAATATCAGCAGCAGCAGATTTCTTTACAGCAGAAAAAAAACAATTTGTAGAAGCACAAATAGAAACAAGTAATATGCTTTCTGGAACATCTGCTGAGTTGCATGTTTCGGATAATTTAGAAAGTATTAATAGTAAAGATGATGCTGATTGGGATTTAGCATTAAATATTATTTCAGGAGAAGGTACTGCAACAGCACAAACAAACAAAGTGTCTAGGTATATAGCATTAAAACTTGTTATTAAATCTGCAGATGCTACACAGACACCGAAAGTGTTAGCTATACAAACCCGTGCATTAGCTAGACCAGAACTTGTAGTTGTACAGATACCTGTAAATTTAAGTGACAGAGTAGAAAGACCTTTTAGAAAACCTATAACTGTTAAGAATTTAGGAGAAACAATTTATCAATCTCTTAAAGATAAAGAAGGAAGCTCAGTAACTTTAGAATTGTTTGACCCTGCTGAAGTTATAAGAGGTGTAGTAGAATCTATAGCATATCCTATAACAGGACAGTTAGCAGAAGTTGGAAGTGTAACTCAATATGCTATTATTACAGTACGAGGAACAAGACAAGAAATTTATGGTAATGTTACATCAGGTAATATATACGCTGTAAATAGTTTTGCGAAAGTAAGATTTGGATAATAAATTAACTATAAGTTTAAATAAAATGTGTATAATGGAGAAGAATGACAGCAAGAGAAACTAATTTAGTAAACGCCTTTGAGACTACCTTAGCTGCACAGCTAGCTAGTGGTGGTACAACAATGAATTTGACAGATGACCCAGGTATTGATTCGCCTGTATATTTAGTAATAGACCCAGATAACGATAGCAACCGAGAAGTTATTCTATGGTCTTCAGGCACTAACCATGCAGCAGCAACAGTAACAAGAGACATTGATTCAAAGCATGGAACAGACCCAACACACGCAGCAGGAACACAAGTACGATTAGCTGTTGTTAAACAACACATTGAAGAAGCACATGATGCTATTCAACAAGGTTTCGTATTAGAAGATGGAGACGGCACAGAAGTTACTATTGCACCTATTGTTTCATCAGGTGTATATACACAAAGAGAAGTAAAATTTATTGACACTGGTGGTCTTGATATTAACTGGACTGATACAGATGTAGGTAGTGATACAGACCCATACGACTTAACTTTTACATTAGATTTAAATGGATTGACTGCAGCAGCAGTTGATATAGCAGCAGACAGTGTAGCTATAATTGATGCTAACGATTCTAACCTAACAAGAAAAGAATCATTAGCAGATGTCATAGCAGCTATAGACGGAACAGGTTTAACAGCTAGTTCTGGAGTATTATCTGTTGACGCATCACAAGCTATTACAGCTTTGACTGGTGGCGATTTAACAATTTATGATGATGCTAATAACGCAGATGTTTCACTTGCGTTAGGTACATCAGCTACTGAGTCATTAACAATACAAGTTTTAAACGGAGCTTCTAACAAGACAGCAGAGGAAGTACATTTCTCTACAGCTACAGCTTCTGGAACTGCAGACCATGGAAAGATGGTATTCGATATTGATGGCACTGACATCCTAACAATAGATGACGGTGGTCTTGATATAGCTTCAGGCAAAACCTTTTCAATAAATGGAACAGATTTACCTACGACTGCTTTTACAGCAGGTAACTTAATAGATTTTGACGGAACAGATATTGACGTAGATTTAAGCGAAGCAGCAGAAGAAGCAATCGCTAATGGAGACTACATAATATTTTTAGATGGTGGTGCAACAGGTGCTGCTAAAAAAGAAAACATTGCAGACATTGCTACATTATTTGCAGGTACAGGACTTACAGCTTCAAGCTCAGTCATAGCTGTAGATGCCTCCCAGGCAATAACAGCATTAACTGGAGGAGATTTAACTATCTTCGATGATGCTAACAATGCTGACGTATCACTTAAGATGGGTACTTCTGCAACAGAAGCATTATCAATAGAAGTCTTAAATGGAAGTGGTAACAAGACAGCTGAAGAAATAAAAATTCAAACATCTACTGCGTCAGGTACAGCTAATCATGGAAAGATTTCTGTATACATAGATGATGTAGAAATATTAGACATAGATGATGGTGGAATAGATTTAGCTTCAGGTATGTCTTTTGCTATAAACGGAACAGATTTACCAACTGCAGCTTTAACTGCAGGTAATCTAATAGATTTAGACGGAACAGATATAGACGTTGACTTATCAGAAGCTGCAGAGGCAGCTATAGCTGACGGAGACTATATACTTTTCTTAGATGGTGGTGCTACTGGTACCCAATCTAAAGAAGCTCTTGCTGATTTAGCTACACTTTTTGCAGGTGGAGGACTAACAGCAGCTAGTTCAGTTATATCAAACGATGTCATTGGTAAACAATCAATGTGGGTACCTGCAGCAGCAATGTCTCCAACAGCTTCAGCAGGTTGTGCAGCAATTACCTCAGTAGAAAGCACTGCAGGTAGACCTGACATAAAAGTTCTAGATTTCGATGCCTCATCAGACGAGAACGCACAGTTCTCAATAGCGTTTCCTTCGTATTGGAATGAAGGAACAATAACATATCAAGTATATTGGACAACAGCAGCAACAGATACAGATGGAGTTGCCTGGTCTTTAGCAGGTGTATGTGTATCAGACAACGATACAATAGATGTAGCATTTGGAACAGCAGTAGTTGTAACAGATGATGCACTTGGTGCTGCAGAAGACCTTTGCGTAACAGCAGAGTCAGGTGCAGTAACAATAGCAGGAAGTCCTGCAGCAGGAGATTTAGCTTACTTCAACATAGAGCGTGACGTATCAGATGGAAATGATGACATGGCAGAAGATGCACGACTAATAGGGATTAAAATATTCTATACAATAGATGACGTCCACGAGGCATAAACAATGGCAGGACCAACATCATTCGGTTATCAAGTAGCAGGTTTCGGAGGTGGCTCTGTATCAGAACCTCTTGAAATATCTTTCTTAGTTATTGCAGGTGGCTCAGGTGGTGGAAATGGATTTCACGGTTCAGGTGCAGGTGCAGGTGGATATCGTAGTGCTTGGAATGGAGAAACATCAGGTGGTGGAGCTTCAGCACAAGCAGCTTTAGAATTAGACCCAGGCACTGATTATACCGTACAAGTTGGTGGTGGTGGAAGTGCTAATGGTTATGGTGGCAACTCAATTTTCGCTAATGTATCTACAGTCCGTGGAGGTAAAGGTGTGAATAACATGCAAAACGGAATCTCTGGTGGCTCTGGTGGTGGAGGTGGAGGCGAAGGTGGCAACGGTGGTGGTGCAGGAACTGCTAATGAAGGTCGTTCAGGTGGAGGTGGCTCTCCAGACGGTGGTGCTTACGGTGCAGGTGGTGGTGGAGGTGCTGGAAATAGTGGCAATGGTGGCGATGGAAATGTTGGTGGAAATGGTGGCAATGGTGTCGCATCTACTATCGGTGGAAACTCTGTAACTCGTGCAGGTGGTGGTGGAGGTTCAGTCTTTAATAATGCAGGTGGTACTGCAGGTGGCTCTGGTGGTGGAGGAAGTGGAGAAAGAGGCAATGGTGGTACTACATCAGGTGCAGCAAACACTGGCAGTGGTGGTGGTGGTCGAGACCGTCAAGGTGGTAGTGGTAGTGGTGGCTCAGGTATTGTTATTTTAAGATATAATTCAGGATTCTCTGCAACAGTAGAAAACAATTTAGGTAGTAACTCAGCAGATGGTGGCGATGGAAATACTATTTTAACAATTACTTCAGGTAACGGAAATGTTAGTTGGGCGTAATGGCACATTATGCAATTTTAAATGATGACGATATAGTAATAGAACTTATTACTGGTCGTAATGAAGATGACACCATAGATGGTGTAGAACAGAATTGGGAAGCTAACTATGCTGCAAAGCATGGTGTTGCAACAGAAAAATGTAAAAGAACTTCTTACAATACAGGTCACGGTAAATATTATGACTCAGAAAATAATTTACATTCTGACCAATCAAAAGCATTTCGTGCAAATTATGCAGGTATAGGTCAATTTTACGATAGAGATAACGATGTATTTCATGCAGCTAATGTTGGAGGAGAAAGTTGGGTTTTGAATACAGATGGTTATTATTACGAACCACCAGTTGCTTATCCTTCTGATGGTCATAAATATAATTGGCATGAAGATGTTACCAACTGGGTTAAAGCAGTAGACTCTTCAGAACTAGATATAGACCACCCTTAAAAACATAATGGTGGAGCCATTAGATTTAGATAAAGTAAACATTTTTGACAACCCTATGCACATGAAGATATGGGGTCACATGTTTTCTAAAGCATGTGGTAGTGAAAAAAATAATGTCAACCCTAATAAACAATTATTAAATAAACTGACAACTAAATTTATACAAGATTATACTAAACATTGTGGAAAAAATACCGATAAACATACACCCTAAAACTGAAGCTCATAAACAATTAATGGACTTGTATCCTCCAGAATTAGCTAATAAGTTTTTACCTGCTTGGTATAAGAAGCAAAAAATATATCGTAAAGATGAAATACCACAAGGCAAAGATGTTAAAAATTGTCCTGCTATACAAGATACATTAACGAGTGGAATTATAATACCTTCTTGGAGTGATATATTAATTGAAAAGTTTGCAGCAGACGGCAAGTGGGAATGGCAAGCTACTGTTGGTTTAAGTTATGCTTATCGTGCAAATGAAGATTGGATTTTACATCAACCTGAGTCTCAGTTTAAAGGATTAGAAAAAGAAAAATTTAAACTTAATATAGTTAAAGGATATGGTGCGTTAAAACTAGCTTGTCCGTACTGGTTTAAGACACCACCTGGTTATGGTATAGAATTTACTGACCCTTTTTATCATCATCGAAGAAACATAAAGTTATTACCTGGTCGTGTAGAATCAGACAAATGGCACGAAACAAATTTTCCATTTGAATTTTATCAAGATGTAGATGACGAAGACAGCACACAAATTATTATTAGAGCAGGAGAACCTCTTATGATGCTGACTCCTTATAAAATAGAACAAAGAGTGGAATTAATAAAACATGGTTTTGATATAGAATTTCATACAGAACAATTAAAAAACTCTCAAATCTTGGCATCTGTTACAAGTGACTGGAACAGATATAAACAAAAGCACAATGAACTTCATACCGAAGAGTAAGAAAACTATTGCAAAGTATACTTTATTAAGTGACAATACTAACTTAGGAATTTATCCAAATTTTGAAAATGCTTATACTAAAGACACTAACTGTCCTACAGTAAACTCTTTAAAAAATAGATTCTATAGTGTAAACTCTCCTTTTTCTTTAGATATAAATTTTGATAAAAATAATTACAATTATAAATTCGACACCAAAGTACATACAGATAATACTGACATGCACAATTTAATTAAAAGAACATTATCTTTAGATACTATGAAAAATGGTGTTACTAATTTACAAATGTTATCTCCTTATGCTTTTGTTACTGATGATAAAGAATTAGAAGTTACAATACTGCAACCTAATATAATAAATAAAAATGTAGAGTTTGCTACTGGGTCGTTAGTTCCACATTCTTGGATTAGAACAATAAACAGTGCCTGGATTCTTACAGGTAAAGAAGGTAATGTAACTTATAGTCAAACAAAACCTATGTTTTATGTGTTGTTTAACAAACCAGTGGACTTACAATACGTTGAACCAACAGAAAAAATATTTAGATATTGGCAACATAGCAGAGATATAACAAGTTATACATCTAACATAACGAAACATTTTAATTACATAGTTAATAGAAGACCTAAGAAACTTTTATGATATAATCCATTAACCATGGATTATTTAATAGGATTTTTAGTAGGTTATTGCTGTAAAGAAGTATACAGAATACTTAAATATATGAGCACATCCGAAACTATTTTTTTAGATGAGGACTGGGATATGTTATCCCGTGATGATTTACCATAATGACTACAGGTAACGGATTCACACAAAAAGAAATGTTGGTAATGATATTAGAAGGTCAAAAAGAAATCAATAAACAGATAGATGAGTTACATGAAAAGGTTAATACAAAGATTGG